ACCAGAAAAAAGAGATTAGCAACCAGAAAAAAAGAGTTAGAAAAATTAAAGAAACTAACAGACAAGTACACAAAAGAAGCTGAAAATTTACTAGATACTACAAATGTGCAAAAAGTAGCTAGGCAAAGGGAAAGAGCATTAGCAGAATTAGAAGCTGTTAAATTGTCTGCAACTGAAAAAGCAGAAGCGTTAAAGAAAATAGAAGATCTTTACAAGACCAAAGAAGCTGCAGCAGTATTAGCAGACTCTTTAAAAACAAAAGAGGATAAACTCAAAGAGCAAGAGGAGTTAATGGCAAAATTGACACTGGACAAAGAAACAGAAGCGTTGTCATTTGAGGAGCAAAGAACATTAATAGCAGAACGGAAAGCCTTGTTACTAGAAGACGACACTTTAACGGCAGAACAAAAAGCTGAATTAATGAAAGGATATGCAGATCAAGAAGAGGCATTAGAAGCTAAAAAACGTGCATCTAGACAGCAGACATTAGACAATGCCATATCAATTGCAGGTGCAGAGAGTGGAGTTGGTAAAGCCTTGTTAGTAGCTAAACAATTACTAGCTGCCAAAGAAATGATAATTGACATTAAATCGACTATTGCGTCAGCAAAAGCATCTGTTCAAAAATCAACAGTAAAAGCTGCAGAAGCAGGAGCGTCTGTTGCAGCAGGTGCAGGAAAAACAGCATCAATTGGTTTTCCCCAAAACATACCTATGATTATTGGATATGCAGCACAAGCAGTTGGGATTATTTCAGCAATTAGATCTGCTACATCAAAGGCAAAATCTGTTGCAGCACAGGCAGGTGCAAGTGGAGGAGGTGGAGCGAGTATTGCAGCACCAACAGCAAATGCAGGTTCTGCACCCCCAGAATTTAATATTGTTGGATCAAGCGAAACCAATCAATTAGCAGACGCTATTGGTGGACAATCACAGACTCCTATACAGACTTATGTAGTAGCAAATGATGTAACGACATCACAGAGTTTAACTAGAAACATAGTTGACGGAGCATCATTAGGATAAACGCAAAATAAATAAATAAAAACGTTATAGAGATATGAGAATAGTAGAATTAATATTAGATGAGGATCAAGATAATTTTGTAGAAGCAATTTCAGTTGTAGAAAGTCCTGCAATTGAACAGGATTTTATAGCTTTAAAAGATAATAAAATTAAATACGAATTTACAGAAATTGACAAAGAGCAAAAAATATTAGTCGGTCCAATTTTAATACCAAATAAACCAATTTACAGAAAAAGTAAAGATGAGGAATATTACATATATTTTAGCAGAGATACTGTTAAGAGATCTTCGCAACTATACTTGAAACAAGGTAATCAAAGTAACTCCACTTTGGAGCATAAAAATAAATTAGAGGGTTTAACTCTTGTTGAAAGTTGGTTGATCGAGGATAAAGCAAATGACAAATCAAATATGTATGGAATGGATCTGCCGTTAGGTACGTGGATGGGATCTGTAAAAGTTGATAATGACGACATCTGGAATAACGAAATAAAAAACGGTAAAGTAAAAGGATTTAGTATAGAGGGGTATTTTGCTGACAAAGCAGAAATGTCAAAACAGAATGAAGATGAGAAACTTTTAAACGAATTAAAAGACCTTTTACAAAATGAGAAATAAAACCTTTAAAACACCAAGCAGAACAAGTCCAAAAAATAGCCGTAGAGGTTGTTTATGTGCTGACAATACATACTCATCAAAATGCTGCGACGGAAGTTTACAGGCACAGGGAATTGGGCGAATAACAGCAATACCATTAGAAGACAAAAAACCTTAAACGCAAAATGTAATTTATTAATCGTTAATTAACTATAAACACAAATTTTATGAATGTAGCAGCAGACACATTAAACAAAGTAAAAACCTTATTAGGTTTAGAAGTGTCTTTGGAACAAATGAAACTAGACAACGGAACTGTTATTGAAGCTGAAAAGTTTGAAGCAGGAGAGTCTGTTTTTATTATTACCGAAGATGAGAAAGTTGCTTTACCAATCGGAGAGTACGAACTCGAAGACGGATCTAAACTTGTTGTCCAAGAAGAGGGTATTATTGCCACATTTGGATCAACAGACGAAGAGGAAGTTGTTGAAGAGGAAGTAATTGAAGAGGAAGTTGAAGCAGAAGACGAAGAAACCGAAATGGAGTACGTTTCAAAACGTGAGTTTACAGAAGCAATGACTGAAATTGTTAAGATGATTGAAGAGATCAAAAACAAAGAAGTAGAAGCGTCGGACGACACGAGTGGATCATTAAAGTCGAGAACAGTAAAAGAAGAGTTTGAGGAGCAAGAAATAGATGAGTTACAGACTCAACTAACAGAAGCAGCCGTAAAACCTCTTAAACACGCTCCAAAAGAGGAGTCTACTTATAAGGCTAAATTTAATTTCAATAAAAACAAACAACAAACGCCATACGATAGAATTGTGGCAAAAATTTCAAACATTAAAAACTAAACAAAATGGCAGTACAACCAACAATTACAACGACGTATGCAGGTCAATTTGCAGGAGAATATATCGGAGCAGCTTTATTATCTGGTAATACACTTGCGAATCAATTAATTACGATCAAACCAAACATTAAATTAAAAGAAGTAATTAAAGTCGTAGATTATGCTTCGGCAATTGCAGCAGGAACTTGCGATTTCACATCAGCAGGAACTGTAACTTTAACAGAGCGAATTTTAACACCAGACGAATTACAAGTAAATCTTGAACTTTGTAAGACACCATTTCAGTCGGATTGGGAAGCAGAATCTATGGGTTATTCAGCACACGATGCTATGCCACCTAAATTTTCAGATTTCTTTATTGCAAGAGTATCTGCAGATGTAGCGAAAGGTACAGAGCAAAGAATTTGGGGAGCAGACGGATTTCAAGGATTATTTACAAATGCAGCGTTTGCAGCAGAAGGTGGAACTACAATAGCACCTGCAGCAATAACAAGTTCAAATGTAATTGCTGAAATGGGTAAAGTAGTAGATGCAATTAATTCTGCACTTTATGGCAAAGAGGATCTATTTTTATATGTATCACAAAATGTCGCTCGTGCTTATGTAAGAGTATTAGGTGGATTTGGATCTTTTTTAAACGGAGAAGCAAATTCTGGTACAGATAACAAAGGTACACAATGGTATGACGGTGGAGCAGGACTTACTTTTGACGGAGTAAAAATTGTTGTTGCAAATGGACTAGTAGATAACCGAATAATAGCTGCTGAAAAAACTAACTTATTTTTTGGTACAGGTTTATTAAACGACCAGAACGAAGTTAAAGTGCTAGATATGAGCGATTTGGACGGTAGTAAAAATGTCAGATTTGTTATGAGATATACGGCAGGAGTGCAATATGGTATTGCATCGGACATTGTATATTACGGAGCATAAATAATAATCAAATTTACCCTTGTCTTAATAACGAGGGTAAGTTTACAAAAACCAAAAGCAAATGAGTTGTTTAATAAATAAAGGAAGATTAGAGCCTTGTAAAGATAGCGTTGGTGGATTAACTGCCGTTTATTTTATAGATCACGGAACGTTAGGAGCGATTACGTACGGAACACCAACAGGAGAGCCAACTGGAACAAGTGGAGAAATTACAGCACTTGCAGGAACACCAACAGGATATAAATTTGTCCTTAAAGGTAATAGCAGTTTAGAGCAGACAATTACATCAAGTAGAGAAAATGGGACTACATTTTACGATCAAGTTGTAAGTTTAACATTAAAAAAGTTATCTGTTCAAACAAATGATGAATTAGCTTTATTAGCTGTTGCAAGACCACATATTGTAGTAGAAGACAATAACGGAAACGCAATGTTAGTAGGTACTGAATATGGAGCAGATCTTAATGGAGGTACAGTAGTAACAGGAGCAGGAATGGGTGATTTATCTGGGTATACTTTAACATTTCAAGGAATGGAGAAAAAAGCTGCTAACTTTTTAACAGGTGGAGTTGCAGGAGTAGGAATTACTGTAAGCACCGAGTTTATAACTGATATTTAATATCTTATAATCAATCAAATAATTAGGGTAGCCAAAGGTTGCCCTTTTTTTTTGCTCAAATTTTTGCAAATATTCATTATTTTATCGTTATAGATTTATGATAGTATTAAAACCAATAGATACAGCACAAATTATTTACGTAATACCTAGAATAGCGATATATTCTACAAACATTGAATTAAGTATTATTGACGATATAACAGGAAAAACCTTAACTTTAACGCAGACTTCTGAATTTTATGGAGATTATTTAAAAATAGACTTATCTGTTGATGATTTGGTTAAAAATAGATATTATACTTTTAGAATTAAATCAGTAGCAAATTTAAAGAACATTTATAAAGACAAGATTTTTGTAACCGATCAAGTTATAGATCAAAAACAAAATAAAACCTATTCAATAAATAAAGACCAATATAAAGAAGTTGAAAGTAATAATGATTACATTGTAATATGAGCAGAAGAAAACCAGAACAAGGAAAGATTAATGTTGTAAATTTAAGTAATTACACGAGTCCAGATATTACTGTAAATAAAACCAAAGATTGGGTTACTTATGGTAATAGTAATGATTATTTTAAGTATTTGCTAGACAGATATTCTGGCAGTCCAACAAATAATGCAATTATAAACGGAATTTCTCAAATGATATTCGGTAAAGGATTGGACGCTACTGACAGCAATAAAAAGCCAAACGAATACGCACAAGCAATAACCCTTTTAAAAGACGAAGCAGTAAGAAAATTCTGTTATGATCTTAAATTAATGGGACAGTGTGCAATACAAATAATTTACTCAAAAGACAGGAAAACAATTGCAGCAGTAGATCATATTCCTGTTGAAACATTAGCACCAGAAAAATGTAATGAAGACGGAGACATTGAAGCGTATTATTATTTTCACGATTGGGAGCAAATTAAACCAAGTGATAAACCGACCAGAATACCTGTTTTTGGATCTTCAAAAGAAAGCATAGAAATACTTTATGTAAAGCCTTATGTGGCAGGTCATTTTTACTTTGCACCTGTTGACTATCAAGGTGGGTTGCAATATGCTGAATTAGAAGAGGAAGTAAGTAATTACCACCTCAATAATATTATGAACGGTCTTGCACCGAGTATGCTTATTAATTTTAATAATGGTGTACCAAATGAAGAGGAGCGAGAAGGAATTGAAAGACGTATTTTAGAGAAGTATTCTGGATCAAGTAATGCAGGTAGATTTATATTAAGTTTTAACGAAAATAAAGACGCTGAAAGCAGTATAGAAGCTGTGCAGTTGTCAGACGCTCACAACCAATACCAATTTTTGTCTGATGAGAGTATGAGAAAAATAATGGTATCGCATAGAGTTGTTAGTCCTATGCTTTTAGGAATTAAAGATCAATCTGGGTTAGGAAACAATGCAGATGAGTTAATGACAGCTAGTACGTTAATGGACAACACTGTAATACGTCCATTTCAAGACCTTTTAATAAGATCGTTTGACCAAATACTTGCCTTTAACGAGATAAGCCTTAATTTGTACTTTAAAACGCTGCAACCACTCGAATTTACGTCAATTGATAAGGAATTAATAGACGATGAGACGCAAGAAGAAGAAACAGGGGTTAAAATGTCGGAGCAAATAGAACTTACAGACGAAATTTCAAGTCAAATTTTAGAAAATTTAGAGATTAACGAACTAGATGAGAGTTGGGAATTTGTAGACGAGATTGAATGTAGCGAAGACGAGTACAGTGATGAAGTTTGGGCAAGTTATTTAATAAACGAAAAACAGAATTTAGCAGAAAAATTAGCAGGATATGTTACTCGCAAACCAAGTGGATTTAGTTATTTAGACAAGTCTTTTTATAAGATCCGATACAAATACCACCAAAAAAGAAAAACAGGCAGCGATAGCAGAGATTTTTGTTCTACAATGATGTCTAGATATGACTCAAAAGGGTACCCTGCTGTTTATAGATTAGAAGATATAGATCAAGCTAGTCGTAGAGGTGTTAATAGTAATCTGGGACATAACGCCCAAGCATACGATTTGTTTAAATTTAAAGGTGGAGTATATTGCCACCACGTTTGGAAAAAAGTTTTGTTTAGATTAAAGGACAAATCAGTAGAGAGTCCAGAGTTTTCAGACTACAAAAGAACTCGATCAATACCTCAAAGTTATAATATAAATCCAAGAGGTACAGCACAATCTATAATAGCACCAGTAGATATGCCAAATAACGGACACCACCCAAGTTGGAGTAAAAAGAAAAGTAAAAAGAAAAAAAGATAGGATATGGCAACGGCATTATTTATAACACCAACAGACATAAAACGTAATTCATTACTAGACGG